CAACAATGATATCGCCTTCAGTACCGCTTGGAGAGAAACTAATAATTAGATTATTAGCTCCGCCATTTACGAGAGTTTTACCTGAAGCAGCTGCTGTGTAATCTACGGTACTAGCAAACGCGCCAACGCGGACCTTAGATTCTGCATAGAGACTAAAGTCAAGGCTGCTGTTAAGCTGGCCATCTACGATATTAATTGCTGACCCTTGGAAAGTAGGAGTGATTGGATTATTAACAGCGCCATACGACTCTGCTACAATCTTTACATCGCCTTCACCATCAAGAGTAAATCCAAGCGCGGCTGCGAATACTCCGTTTGCGGACATTTAACTAGTCCTTTTATGCACCACCGGCAGTAATTGTAAACGCTGTAATTTGGATCTGCTGACCGACCGCGATGTTTGTGTTATCAAGTTCCATGTCACCGCCACCTGAAGTAGCTGTAATAGTACCTTGCATATGACACGTAGTACCTGTGCTGTCGAAAACTCTGAAGTGTCCTGCTGTACCACTTGCATCTGCAGAAAGGTCCTGCCAAGTGCCTGAGAGTTGCACTACGCCGCTCGCTGGGTTTTGCATAAAGTCAGCAGGTAGACTCATTGTAGCTAGAACCGTACCTGTGTTTGCTGTAGAACAGTCTGTAGGTGGTGAATCTGTTGAGATAGTTAGAATAGGTGTTGTTCCCACTGTAGTCTCAATAGCGGACAATGTAGCGTTTCTTACCGCAGTAGATAATTGAAAAGCCATTCGCTTTCTCCTTGTTTTTTTGGGATTAAAGACATTTCATTCTTATTTATAAAGAAACATGATTATCTTCTTTCAATGTCTTCTTCAGACAAAGTATCTCCCATCCAAACTTCGATCACTTTACAAGAATTCTCGCCCACATTGGTAGCTTTGTGCCAAGTATTAAGAGGAATATCAATACTTTCTCCAGATTTATAGATCTTAGAAGTCTTATAACCGTTTGAGAATTCAAGAATCATCTCTAGTTCACCGTCAACAATATGCCAATGCTCAGATCTATGAAAATGTCTTTGGTCGCTCAATGAAGAATCAATTGATAGTTCTTTTACTTTCCAATGCCCATTTTGATCTAGGTCTCTATATTTACCCCATTTGCGTTGAGTTTCTGGTTTATCCCAGTTCGACAGAATCCATGATGAACTATTCTTCTTATCTTCACCGCCGACACCGAAAACAAATTCCACATCATCGAATACCATCTCAGGAATATTGTCTTTAGTACGGTCGCCGCCGTTTGCAAACACAATTTTAGAATTTCCTGGTGCTTGTTCTTTTACATACTCAATAGCGCCAATAGCAGTATCGTCATCGTCATTAAATGAAAAGACATGGCCAACACATCCAATCTCTTTAATGATTGCCATTCTTTCTTCAAGTGGCATAAACGGGCGACCTTTTTTACGAGTTAACCATTCATCGCTGTTTACACCAACAAATAAAATACTGCCAAGTTCTTTTGCATGTTTGAAGTATTCAATATGGCCTGAGTGAATTGGATCAAATCCGCCTGTGACAATTACTGGTTTCATACTCTATATTCCTTCATCATATATCTCCAAGCAAAGTTTGTATCTTCTGGAGCTTTCATTCTCTCATTGATTGGTGTAAGGAATCCTGGATGCACCCACCAATCTTCATAGTTATCTGTCTCGTTAATAGCAACATCTGGCACTAATAAAACATAACCAATCTTACCTAATATCTCACGAGACTTAGCTCTTACCTCGTCTCCCCACCAGCAAGCGTTATGCTGAAATTGAACTACTGTAAATTCATACTTATCAAAAGGAGTATTTTGAAGAGCAGTAAGAGAAGCAGAGTCTGCGTTGTATCTTATAAAGTCAACAAAGTTTTCTACACAATTTGATTTAAACAACATGCTGTAATCAATCTTATCTGCTTCAGCTTGGATGATAGTTGTATTTCTAGATCTTGAAAATTGAGAACAAAATCTTTCTGAATTATCGATTGACAACCCTTTCCATTCAAAATCTTTCTCAAGCAACAAAGTATTATTGTAAAGCTCAGGATGTCCTGAACCTATCTCTATAAATGTACCATGTTTCTTACCGTTTGTAAAGGCCAAAACGAACATATCTTGAAAATGTCTTGAATAATTTCTTTCAATTGATTCTTGGCCATCAAACTTCCATCTCCATTTCTCGTGCAGTTCTGGAGTATAAGTCAACGTACTTGGGTACCCAATGTTGTTGAGAACACCGGTCACTTCATTATCTGTAACAGAATCAAGCTTATTCTTATATTTCAAATCAAACAATAGATTCTTAGAATCATCTCTGCCGTTTGTTTTCCATTCAGACATTGCATTTACATATTGCAGTCCAAGCACACCTGGATACTCAAGATCAGGGTCTACAATAGGATCGTGATTACAATTCAATCCCATCTTAGAATATACTAAAGCTTCTCTCCAATCACTTCTGTCCATCTGCCATTTAGAATACAGGTAATACGCTTCAGGCCTATCAGGCAAGGTTTGAATAGCCATCTTATATAAACCACCAGTTGTATGATCTCTATGCCCAGCTCTATCAAATATTGCAGCACCACGAAGAATAGATTTATATTGAAGCCATTTAGATTCAAACGTGTCGCCTTTTGACATGTCTGCTGCACGAAGATACCAGCCAAACGCTGCAGCACCTTGTTTAAGCTTATCATATTCAAACGCAAGTTTATATATCTTTTCAGGATTATCATAATCCATTACAACATCATTCAACAAATTTAGGTTTTCAAATTTCATATTAACCTCTCAAGAAATTCTCAAATGCTTTAAGTGGCATTCTCAATATATAAGTTGCATTATCCTGCCAACCAAACGAAATTAGAATATCTTTATCTAAAATAGCAGCGCCAGTTACAAACTCAATATTGTAATCGGTATTCTTTACATGATCGTAATATGTTCCTAAGAAGTGGAAGCTTCTCGATACATGGACAATGTTCCAATCATTATCCCATATTACAACTCTGTGATTATAACAACCGTCCTTCCTTTGGAAAGGATCTCGTAATAGATTTGTTTCATGAACAATAGCCATTCTCTGCTGTTCATTGATGCGGATTACTTGAGAACCACCTCTAAAATCAAATTGGCTGTATTTTTCATATCTGTCTGGATCATTAACAACATCTACGCATGTTTTTTCTTCAATATCGTATTTTACAAGCTGAGTTGGGTTTGTCCATTTTACAAAATGGAATGGCATATCATTTACCGGCATCCAGTTCTTTTCACAATAGCTTTCGTCGCCATTTGGTGCAGGAATAGGATTACGAGATACTTCTTTCCATTCGCCGTCAATAAACTCAATTTCTTGCATTTCCATGCGGCCTTTGCCTTTGTCATCATAACAATCGCGACGAACCCCGCATAGGAATAAGCGATCATTCCACTCAAATAGTCGGCAATCTTCTAATCCAATAAAGTTCCATGTTGGTTTAGTATCTAAGGCAGACGTATTTACTCGCTGAGCATTAACCAGATCTAAGTCATGATTAAGCTCACACATAACATTATATGTTGTGAGAGATACATCGTTTTCTGGATGCACATACACCAAAGGACCCCACTGGTGAGGATACTTTTTGCCTTCTGAATGATAGAGAATATAGTTGACGTGGCGTATGTTTAAAAGAATCTTCCCTTTATGAAGGAAAATGGATGGATTCATTAAACCGGTCTCGCCGTGAGATCCTAAAACTTCTGTCGGCAGTATAACCGGTTTAATTGTTCCGCCTCTTTTAAGGGCATAGGTGGCTAAGCCGCCTGTGTACAGATCATGCATTTTAACTCCATAATATAAAATTCACTTAGTCCCAAGCAGGTTTAAAAGAACTCCTTGCCGTTCTATTAGTATTTATCTTATCCTGCAAAGTCTTATTCATGATTACAACGTCGCCATCTGACATATTAGATTCAATCCATGAAACAACATGAGATTTTTGTACTGCAGCTAGTGCAATAAAATCTTCAGCCAGTGTGCTTGAAGCTGAAACGTGGGTAACACCTTTGTAACTTGCTTCTGTACCGTCGTCGTCAACAGCTCTGCGTCTCCAGTCAATTCTTACAATAGAATCTGTAAGACTGGTGCCGTCAGAGCTTGTTTCCTCTTGCGTCTCGAGCTTGAGTATTTCCCAAGTATAGTTCATTAGTCACCTGCTGGTGCGTCTGGATCGGCGTCAGATTGAACTTCTGGTTCATCTTCTACCCACGGTGGATTCATATCTGTGATATTGTTATTGTCGATCTCAGCTTGAATAACTCCATCGATGTGAGCTTTATATTCTGGATCGCCTTCGATCACTGCGTTGATCCAACCTACTACGGTATTTTCTGCAAGATCTTCAAAAGCTACGAAAGAACCAGATGCCACGTTTTCCGCAGTGAAAGGAGTTGCGCCTGAGAAAGATCCTGTGTTTCCATCCGCATCCGTTCCTTTGCGTTTCCAGTATGTTTGAACAACAGCGTTGGTTAGAGTATCGCCTTCGCTATTTACCTGATCTTTAACTTTCAGGTTAGTAACCGTTGTGGTGTATGAGAAAGCCATTATTTTATCTCCATTTTAGTTAAGTTGACAACCTTATTTATTTGATTGCTATATTTATGTTATGATACTACATCTATTTATATGTTTTAACCTCTGTACAAATAGAGATCTACAGGTACACATATTCGTAATGACGAGTAGTACGGGTTCACGTGATGATATGTAAAACTTGGAAATATCATATA